CGCCACCACTGTTTGCGCCTGCACTTGTGCCACTGTTATTGCCTTGACCTAATCCAAACACAGTCAAACCAATGTCATAACCATTTGTTGGGCCTCCACCTGAACCGCCGCGCTGACCGCTGCTTGTTGCCGCACTTGCACCACCACCAGCGCCACCACCACCGATGACACCAGTTACTGTTGCAATAGCAGACTGCAAACCATTAGACGCTGGAGCGCCACCAGCACCACCAGCGCCAACATCCACTGCATAAGTTGCGGCAGGTAAATAAACTGTGCACGTTGTAGTCAAACCAATAATGCCACCGCCGCCGCCACCACCACCAACACTGTTCCCTCCACCACCGCCACCACCGATGAGCAAAATATCAAAAAGTCCACCAGTGGACACAACAAGATTGGCATCTGTTGAGAATGTAAGCAATGTATAATTTTGTGCGCTAACTGTGATGCTTGAAGGGCTGCCACCTGTGGCGACACCGTAACCTGTTGAAGCTGCAACCCATGCTGTTCCGTTGTATAACTGCAAACCTGTAGCAGTCGAGTACGCAACCATGCCGGCTGATGGACTTGGGATGGCTGAAGCCCGTGCAGCTGTGCCTGCGAACACCATGACGGATTGATCCATCAAATATCCTTGGACATCACTTGATGTCAGCACATCTCCAGGTGAGAATGTTTTTCTTCCTAAGCCAGCCATGATGCCCCTATTCTATACCGTCACCCAAGAGGTGCCGTTGTAAACAACTAAACCGTATGCAGTGGAGTATGAAGTCATTCCTGCTGATGGGCTGGGGATGGCTGAGTCACGTGTTGCTGTACCAGAGAACACCATCACCATCTGATCCATCAAATATCCTTGGACATCACTTGATGTCAGCACATCTCCTGGTGAGAATGTTTTTCTTCCTAAGCCAGCCATGATGTTCCCATTCTAGGTCAAACCGTAAAGGGTTGAATCCAACGGTGACGTATCCAACACGAACGGCAAGATCAGTTGAACTTGACCCAACCCAACAGTGACAGTGTGACGTGACGGGTTGATGCTGTGCCGTATAGATTCGACGACGACGTTCTGTGTGACCGTTGCCGGTGTACCAGTAGCGAAAGTCTTAGTCACCGACAGTATGTCACCTATCTCCAACCCTGCCATCTGCGCCTGCTGTGAAGCAGTCAACGCATTCAACAACACATCCATCTCCGAGAACCGAACCACAGGTTCTTGAAACCGTGTCAACAACGACAACGCCAACGCAGAACCAGCAGCATCAGTGGCCAACGGAACCCCAGTCAACGACAACGCCTTAATCCCATACTGTGATTGTGAAGCAGTACCAGACGCAACACTCGAAGCCGTACCACCATCAATCTGCACAGCCACACGATTCAGCACCGTCTCAGCCCCATACACATTCGACAAAGACTGAATCGGCAACCCAGCCGTACCACCAAACGAAACCACAGCCGTCCCAAACGACACCCCAATCCGAGCATCAAACTCAACCAACCCAGAACGATTAACAAACAAACGCCCACCCTCAGCAATAGCCACATCCTGCAACGCCTGCAACACATTCGTTGCATCCTCATACGCAACCGTTCCACAGGTCGCAATACCAGTCTCAATGTTTCTCAACGCAGTCGAGAACGAAACCTCTGGACGATCCAAGATCGCTGACACACGCGCAGACGTGAGTTGTGATGAAGGGTTGAATGCTGTTAGCACGGTTTGACCGAGTTGCCCGAGTGCATCAGTAGCCACGATTGTTGCTGTTGACAGGTTCGGTTCGGCATAATCCATGTTTAAGTCGTACACAAACCCTGAGAACATTGAAGTCGTACCGGCTGTTCCCCCGTACACCTCAAACTTGCGACGTGGTGCGATACCAACAGTCCCACCTGAATACCACTGTGAAGCTGTGTTCAACGGATCAAAGAATCTGGCAGCTGCACGATCATCAGCAACAATCGTGCAGTTAGACGACGGGAAGTTATCAAGTTGAGTTGAACGCCCCCGATTGATATTGATGTTCGTCACATATTCAGTGACATCAACAAAGTCTGTTGACCCATCCAACACATCGGTGCCATCAAGCAAACTGGAATCCAACGTAAACGCATCAACCAAGAAGCCAACATCCAACAACACCTTGTATGTGGAACCCCATTTCGTTGCCTTAGCCATTAGAAGAACGCCGTTAGATCGCCACCATTAAGACGCGCACGACGACTCATCAAATCACTAATCTGCTCAGCAATCTCATCTGGTGAAGAAACAAGACCAGCGTTCACATTCACCACCATCCCACCACTAGCAGGGTCAGGTCGGAACCCAGTCGAGTTACCAGTCACCGTTGCCGCAATCGAGTTGGCAAACCCAGCCATCGGATTTGCAGCCGTCACCTTTGGATACAAGATTTGAGTCTCACCAACCTTCTTGATCGCCTCACGATAATTGTCCAACGCCTCAGTCTCACGCTCGATCGCCTCAGCCACAGCATCAGTCGCATCAGCCTGTTTCTCCTTCGCATCAGTCAACGCATCAGACAAGTCCTTGAATATCTCTGAACCAGCCGAAGCACCAAAGATCGCATCATTCAACAAACCAGTTGCCTTAGTCAAACCATCAGTCGCCTCAGTCTGCTGATCAATAGCCTCAGCACTTGACAACTTCGCCTCAGCCAACGCAATCTCAGCCTCACGAATCATCTGGGGTGTTGACTCAGGATCAGCACGAACCTTCTTCAACGCCTCCTCAGCATCCTTGATGGCAAACAACGAACCCTCCACGTTGTACCCAGCACGTTCCAACCCACGCTGAGCCTGCTCTAAATCTTTCGCAGCCTTCCTAGCCTGTGGCGAATCAGCACCATACCCAGCAACAGCCTTATCCAATGCATCCTGAGCTGTAGCCAAATCAGTGTTCGCCTGGGTCAATGATTGACCAGCCTTCACCGAAGCCTTCTGAGCATTCGTGAACGACTTCTGTGCAGAGTTGCTCGACTTCAACGCATCCGTATAAATCTTCAACTTCTCGGTAGCGGTCTTCACGGCTTTAGCCACACCACCGCCACCACCACCGCCTCCAGTACCAAGCCCAGCAGCCAACGCAGCAGCAGCCTTCTCAGCCGCAGTCATTTCTGGAATGATCTTCTTGACTGATCCAGCTAGACGCTCCATTGCATCAGCACTACCACCTGCCGGACGATTCATCTGAGCCAACTGCAACTGTGCAGCATAAACTTTTGCACGGAACCCATCGAACATTGCACCAGCACCAGCCAACGCCTCATTCGTTGCGTCCTGCACTTGGGACATTGCCACAGCCACAGCCAAAGCCTTGCCAGCACCAACGATGTTGCCTTGTAAACCGAACCCAAGTGCAGCAGCATCAGCCAAAATACGCACAGTCTTTGCAAGATCATGGCTGAAGGTAAGCAAAGAAACATACGCTCCTTCCAACACATTCACAGCCGTCTCACCAAACGTACCCATAGATGCAGTGGCCATTTCCAGTGCGCCACCAATACCCTTTTCCTCCAAGTTGTCAACAAAGATTTGAACAGCAGGAGCAACTGTGTTAACTAAGAACGTGGCGAACCTATCCAAGTAAGGCAGTAACGCTTTACCGATTGCTTCAACAATCTCACCGAACTGTCCTTTAATAATTTTTAATTTGCCACTAAATGTGTTTGCAGCAGCATCCGCAGCACCACCAAATTGACCTGTCAAAATATCCAAAACCGCACCAAAGTCTTTGGACTTCTTTGTGCTTTCATCCAATGGAATCCCAAGTTTGCCCAACGCAGTGAACTGACCAAGGCTCGCTTTGGCAAGAGCCAAAGAAACTGATTCAAGGTCTTTGCCTGTAGCAGCGGAGACATCCTGTGCGATGTTCAACAGGTTTTGAGATGTCGTCAAATTACCTGTCGAACGAACCAACGTCCCCAAAGAATCACGCAACTGAACATCACTGGTTCCGGTGCGAAGTTGCGTCACCGAGATATAACGCTCAACAGCTCCAGTCAAACCTTCCTGCTCACCAAAGGTTCGTTTCAACTGTGCAGCCAACAACGCTTGCGACTTCTCATCTTCAGCAGCAGCTTCCACAGCCTTAAATGCGAACGCGGTCACAGCACCGAACGCAGCTGCACCAGCAATCGCCATTGTTTTGAATGACGGCAACAGACTTGACACCTGGGTCTTCAACCCACCCATGCCATCATTGACTTGCTTGATGCCCTTCTTGTATTGCTCTGCGTCAGCGAGGAATCGAACTACGAAGGTACGTGCGCCAGCCATACGGCAATTCTAGATGACATCCTCACAGGCTGAGCGCAAGGCACGGAAGTCAGCCAACACGGAAGACCACAATGCTTTACCTTCAAGACCGTCATACTT